GGATATTACAAAAGCAATCCTAACCAGAAAACCAAAAGTTTTGTAATTGGATGCAACTATATCTACAAAGAGTTTCAGCCAGATTTGATACTAGCACAAGACACAAAAGTTTTATTAAAGATGATTGAAGATGATGTTGATATCCCAGTTGTTGCACCATTGTTGAAATACAATTGGGCACGTAACAGTGGTGGTAGAAACTTACGTAAATTTTTCTGTTTACGTTTTCCAACATATTCAATGACAAGATGGAACAGTGGTGATTTAGCAATCTATATGGGAGCAATTTTAGGTTTCAAAAGTCTTATGCTTGTTGGCTTTGATGGTGGAGCTAGCAGTATGTACAGACAAGATGATGGTGTAAGTTTTGTGAAACAAGTTGAAACAAATAGAAGAATAAATTTAATCAAAAATAGTTTTGATAACCTTTCAATAAATAGATACGAAGACAACTTGAAAAAGCCTTCTGCTTAACAAACAAGTTTGTTCGTGTGGTACACGTTAAAAACAAGTTCGAACGTTTTTTGTTTTTAGATAACTTTACTGCCTAAAAACCTCAAACATAATTCAGCATTTTTTACATAAACTAATAACAAAGGAGAAAAGCAATGGCTTTATCTAATGCGGGTTCAACTGTATCAAATGCATTTGTAACCCAGTTTGCGGATGACGTAATCCACGCCGCACAGCAAAAAACTTCAAAACTTGCTGGTAGTGTAAGAACTGTAAGAAACGTAATTGGTTCAACTTACAAATTCAACACATTATCAAAAGGTGGATACATAAAAAACAAAAGTAGATTTGAAGATGTAACAGTAATGTCTGATTCTTCTAAATCATTAGGCGGCTCTGCAACATACACTGGCGGAGTGGCTAGCCACGCACAAGTTACAGCAACTCTTAATAACTATGTTGCTGCTGAATACGTTGATGACTTTGATCAATTAAAAACAAATTTTGATTTTAGACAAACGTATGCAGAGTCAATTGGTGCGGCACTAGCTAGAGCATATGATTCAGAAATCATAACAGTACTAGATGCATCATCACCATCAACAACAGTTACAGCTGGTTCTGGTTTAACTAAAGCAAAATTTTTAGAAGTTGCTGAAGGTTTAAACAATAACAGTGTAGACACTGCTGAAAGATATATGGTTATGTCACCAGCAGCACTTACTGACTTATTAGCAGACAGTGGTGTAACTACTGCGGCAGATGGTGTTATTTCAAACACTGCACTTACAACTGGTTTCATTCCAAACTTTTTAGGATTCAACATAATTCTATCAAACTTATTGAATGAAGCATCTACTGGTGTAAGAAAATGTTATGCCTTCCAAAAAAATAGTGTTGGTTTAGCAATTGGAAAAGATGTAACTGCAATGATTAACTATGTTCCACAAAAAGTATCACACTTAGTTGCTGGCGAATTCTCAGCTGGTGCGGCAGTGATCGATGCTACTGGTGTTGCATTAATCAACGTTACTGAATAAGGAGTAATCCTCACTCAATTTGAAAGTCGTCGTCTTTTGATGACGGCTTTCTTTTTTTTTGCATCAATAAATATTAAAAAAAGGATTTTACCAATGGCAACAACTAAATTTGACATTTGCTCGCAAGCACTTATCAAGTGTGGAGCAGACACAATTACTTCATTTACAGATGGTACACACGAAAGCAACGTTTGTTCAGTGATGTATGAAAACATCAAAAAATCACTGCTCTATTACACGTTTTGGAACTTTGCTATCAAAAAAGTACAATTAAACAGATTAACAGAAACACCAACAGATAAAAAATTTTTATTTGTTTTTAGTCTACCAGCAGACATCATTAGAATAAGAAGTACTTTTGATGCTAACGGACAAGCAGATTTTACATACAAAAAAGAAGGACAAAAGATTTTTACTAATAACAAAACTTTATTTTTAGAATACGTACAAGACGTAAATGAAACTAATATGCCATCGTTTTTTGTTGAGGCACTAGTTTCAAAAGTAGCTGTCGAAATCAATGAAGCAATAACAGCTAGTGGCTCATTGCAACAAAGATTAGCACAAGACTTTCAACAAAAGTTGCGTGCATCACGTATAGCTGATGGACAAGAAAATCCGCCTACTGGCATTATGCCAGCTGGCAGATTGATTGAAGCACATATTTTAGGAAGTAGCTCAGATAGATTTAGGCACGAACAGAACTAATGAGTATAAGAAGATATACACAAACTACCTTCACACAAGGTGAAGTTGGAGACTTTATAAAAGGTAGAGCTGAACTAGGTATCTATCGTGCTGGTTTGGAACAGTGTGAAAATTTTTTAATACTTCCACAAGGTGGAATAGATAGACGCAGAGGCTTTCAATTTATAAGTTCTAACTTAGACAGTTCAACACTTGCTGATGGTAGTACAAATGTTGTTACTGCTTCATTTCATTCTAAAAGTAGATTGATACCATTTAAATTTGGTGAAGGACAAGAATACGTTTTAGTTGTTGAACCAGCAGACACAACTGTTTCATCATTAGCTAAAATACACGTCTATTACAGAGACGTACGTGTTGCAGTTTTAACTAATGGTGTTGGTGGAAATAATTTTAATATAACAACAACAAACATTGATGACATAAGATTTGCACAAACATTTGATGTAATGCTTATGGTTGAAGCTAATATGCCTCCCTTACAACTTGTTAGAGGTACAGCACATGATGATTGGGCGATTGGCGATTTGACTTTTGACTTTTATCCATTGGTAAATTTTAGTTTCGCAACCACACTTACACCAAGTGCAAAAACTGGTACTGGCATAAACTTAACTTTGAGCAGTGGAAATTATGAATGGGTAAATGCAAGTTTTCCAAATGGGCACGTTGGAATGCACGTAAAACTAAATGCTGGTTTATGTAAAATTACAAGTGTCACAAATTCTACTGTTGCTGTTGCTGACGTTATTGAAGATATGGCAGACACACAAGCATCTACTGGCAATGAGTGGGAAGTGACTGCTTTTTCAAATTTAGATAGTACAAAAGGCGGCGGCTATCCTCGTTCAATATCATTTCATCAAAACAGATTAATTTTTGGTGGAAGCAGAGATAAGCCTCAAACTATTTTTGCATCACAGTCTGGTGACTTTTTTAATTTTAAATCAACAACAAGAGTGGTAACAGAAAGTGGCGGCACCACTACAACCACTGGCGAAGTAACAGATGATGCTGGTTTTACATTTACGATTGCCAGTGATGAACTGAACATCATCAAACATATCGTTTCTCAACAAGCACTATTCATATTCACTACTGATGGTGAATTTGATATGTCTGGTGAACCAGTAACTCCATCAAACGTTTTGATAAGACAACAAACAAGATATGGCATACAGACTGGCAGTGCTACTCCAAAAGTTGTTGACAATGAAACTATGTTTATAGATAGAAGTGCGAAACAGTTGAGGGCTTTTGTTTATAATTTTAACACTGATGCATTTTCAGCTAAAAATTATTCACTTGTTCATCACACTATGTTGAGCAATGCAACTGATATTGAATATTTAAAAAATTACAAAGATACAAACACAAACTATGTTTTTGTTGTTAATAATGGCGAACTTTGTGTTATGGGTATAAATGTTGAAAGAGACGTTATCGGTTGGAGCAGATGGACAACAACTGGCACAATTAAAAGAATAGTTGAAGTTGATGATAGTTTGTATTGTTTGATTGATAGAGCAAATGGTTACTTTTTAGAAAAACTTACAGAAGAAGACATCTATTTAGATTGTCATTTTTCAACATCAAGTACTGGCAGTGCTTATGCTGGTGCAAATGGTTTACAGTCACAAACAGTGAAAGTAATTGCAAATGGTGTAACACATAATGATGTAACTGTGACTGCGGCTGGCAACTTTTCATTAAACGTTGTTTCATCATCAACACAAATTGGTTATGGATACACAAGCACAGCTAAAACTTTGCCAATAACATTTAATATTGGAAACAGTTTAATCAGTGGTGAAAGAATTAGAAAACTATTTGCTGAACTACAACTACATAAATCTAAAAGTGCAAAAGTAGATGGTAAAATAGTTTCATTTAGGAATTTAGGAAGTAACTTATTGAATGCTGGTATAACAGAATTTACTGGTATTAAGAGAGTAAGAATAAATGGGATAGGAGCACAGCCTCAACTTATTATTACAGTGGATGAAGCATTACCAATGACACTACTTTCATTAACAACAGAATGTGGATTTTCGACGGGCAAATTTCAACAAGCATAAAGCCTACAAGACACAAACTTAATTTTAAACATTTTAAGTATGTCATTGAAAATTGTAGAAAAGCTGATGATGTTGAAATACAGTTAACTGGTTTCAGCAAACAAAGTTTGATCAACATATATGATGAACTTGAAGATGGATTGACTGGCACAGAAGAAAACAATATTCCTTTTTTGGTAGCTGGTACACAAGTAAACAAAAATGAAGTTTGGTATTGGTTTTTAGCAACACCATTAGTCAATCATTATTGGCTACGTGTAACTAGAGAAGCAAAAAAATTAATTCAAAAAAAGAAAAAACAACACAAAGATAAAAGACATTTGGTGCAAGTTTGGAGTGGACACAAAGCAAGCATCAGTTGGCTAAATATTTTAAAATTTAAAGAAATCAGTCACTACTACGTCGGAAAAGAAAAGATTTTAATTGTGGAGAATAGAACTTAATGTGTGCACCTCGTAAATTACTTCCAGTCTTAGCAATAGGAGCATTAGCAGTAGCAACTGGTGGTTTATCAGTTGGCGCAACAACTGCGGCGGCAACAACAACTTCAACAGTTGCTCCGTTTGCGGCTGGACAAGCTGGTGCACTTGCGGCACAAGGTAGTACACTTTCATCATTGTCATCAGCTTTAAAAGTTGGATTGAAATATGCTAACAAAGCTGCACCACTTATTGGTGCTGGTGGTTCAGTCTACAGTGGACAACTACAAAAAAGTATTTTGGAACAACAAGCACAAGCATTTAAATTTCAAGCCGCACAAGAAGAAGAAACTTATAAACTTAGACGAAGCAAAAGAAAAAGAGCATTAGCATTAGCACTAGGTAGACAAAGAGCACTTTATGGTATTAGTGGAGTTAGTTTGGAAAACACGCCAGTTGACGTTCTCGCAAGCACAGCAAGTGCGTTTGCAGAAGATGATTTTTACGACAGATATGGAACAGCAACTAGAATGGCAAGTGCTGGTTTAAGTGCAAACAATTTACGACTAAGTGGACAACAAGCTGAATTTGGCGGATTGTTGAATGCTCAACTAACACTAGCAAGACGAGGAATAACATAATGGTTAAAATTCCAACTTATCAATCAAAATTTACACCACAGCCAAGTTTCACAAAACCAGTGCCAGTGAAAGGTGTTGCAGAAAATATTCAAAAAGTTGCAAATTATGCAAACAGTATTGCTGACGCACAAGCTGAGATAAAAGCATACGAAAAAGGATACAAACAGCAACAACAAAATGTAAACAATTTTGTTGCCAGTGATGCATCGTTAACACTAACTGGCGAAGCATACAGAAAAGGTGCACAAGCAGCTTTTGTTTCAAATTTTAAAACAACAGCTGAAAATCAATTGAATGACTTTTCTGTTCAGCATCAATATGAGCCAGAAAAATACAAACAAAAATTTGATGCATACAAAACAAAAGCATTAAATGATGTGCCTTCTACCCTACTGCCTGATTTGACAAATTGGTTAGACGGCATTGGCAACAGAGTAAACAGAAGTATTCAAAACAATAAATTAGGTTTTGAATTAAGCAAACAAATTGCAGATATTGAAGAAAGATATGACAACATATTGCCTCAACTCACAACGTCTATTAAAAATGAAGGCTATGACACAAATACAAGTATAAATTTTTATGCTGATATTATAAGCAACATCAAAGCACTAGAAGAACAAAATGCAAAACCATCAACTATTTTAAAATTAAAAAAAAATTTAAGAAATGAAATCGTATCAAGTTCGTTGATAAATGAATTTAATAAAACAGATGACAAACAGCAATTTATAAAAAATGTAAGAGATGGAAAAATTTCAACTGTTTTAGCTGATATAAATGACACTTTTAAAGTAGAAGGTTTTGAAACTGGAATGCAATTGACAAATGCTGAAAGTGTAAAATATGCAAGTCAACTCAATACACTGTTAAAATATGACATTGCATCTAACAATGTTGCAAGACAGACTTTTGCTGACACATTTGATGTTTGGTATGACACAAGTTTACAAGGCTTAGATGCTGGCGACACGCCAAGTATTACAGATGCACAAGCATTGTTTTTTAGAGATGAAAAAATTGAAGATTTTCAAAACAAAATAAATCTAATTGAAACAATAACACCAGACATAAACAGAAGTAGATTTGGCACTTTAAGTGAAAGTCAAAATATTCTTAAAGAAGCACAATCACAATATGCGTCTATTTTACAACAAAAACCAAGTACACAAAGAAATAAAGATTTAATTGTTGCACAAGCAAAAATACAAGGAATTTCTAAAAATGTAGATTTCAAACAGAAAGCAATAAATGAAGGCAACCCATTTAAAATTTTATCATTACAAGGAATTGAATATAGTTTTGATGATGAAACTGAAATAACAAAAACACACAATCTTGTTAAAACAAATGTTGGTATAAGTGCAGACAGAATGTTGCTTATGCCACAAGCAAATTTAGAAGCACTCAAATCCGAATTTGAAGACGCAGACAATCAATCTAATGCATTAAGTGTGGCGGCAAAACACAAAGCACAATTTGGCAAATACACAAATCACTTTTTAAAAGACAGTGAAATGACAAAAGGTTTTCGTGTTGTTTACGATATGATTGAACAACGTCCAAGTGATGCTGGCACTATTTGGCAAAGTTTGACGGACTTAAAACAAAATGAAGATGCACTAAAAAACAGCAGAGAAGATTTTGCATCTGAAAAAGAACAATTTGCTAATTCATTTAAAGAAAATTTTGGAGATGCATTTAGAGGTAATGAAGATTTATTCAATGACATATATGCTGGTGCTTATGCCTACTACACAAAAACGTTGGCAACTGTAGGTGCCAATGAAAAAGCAATTGATAACACAATTAAACTTTTCAGCAACACTGGTGGTGTTTATCAATTTGTTGAAATAAATGATCAAACAGTTTTTATACCAAATGGTTTTAACGGAGCTGAAATTGCAAAAAATGTAAATGATATGTTTGAAAATCCACATCGTTATAACATCACAAGTTCAGCAAATTTTACATTACAAGACATTGTTGAAAACAAAGATGAGTACACTGTAGTTGCAGAAGGTGGTACAGTTAAACTAGTTCAAAATTCAAATATATTATTTGCTGGCGAAATTTTTCAAAAACTTCCAAGTGGAAGTAAAAGTTTTGTTTATTCAGATGTTATTGTTTCAAGTGATGATGGGTTTGAGAATGAAACATCTATGATTGATTTTGATGAAACATGGAACTTTGATAAACCTAAAAATTTTAATACAAAAGTAAACAGTCAAATACCTACAACAAAAATTATTGAAACATCTGGTGCACGTGTTGGAACTGTAGATGTAGAAGTTGAAACAAGTACTTTTGAAAAAGTACAAAAATTAAAAGAAATATTTTACAAAGAAGTTGGTGATGAAGAAGGCATGCCTTATGTAGATATTTTTGTCAGTGATATAGCAGTTTCTACACGAGAACAACAAAATTTAAATGCAATAAGTTTTTATATAAAAGATGGAAACATACAGCCATATATGTTGGATTACCTATCAACATTTGACTACTTAGGCAGACTCTCAAACAAAGAAGTTCAAAAACAAGTTATCAAACAATGGCAGAATAACACGTTAAGGGTGAGAACAACTTCAAACACAGAAAGCAGCTTAATGACTCCGTTACAAAGTTTAACTGACATAATAAGAGACATCGAAGTAGAACCAAATATAAAACAAGTTGAAGTTGGTGGAGATAATGTTGCTTAATGAGTGCACTAACACCAGACAGTAAATTTGGCAAAGTACAATCGCCAAGTGACATACAACAACCTAAAAGTTCTGTTTTAGATAATTTAGGTATTGGTATCAAACAAGGTTTTGAAGAAACAACTTTAGCATATGCAAAAGATTATAATTTACTTGTAAGAGCACGTAATGGCAAAGACGACACTATTGCTTTCGATGAATGGAATGAAAGCAATCCATATTACAGAGAAGATATAAGTTGGAGTGAAGATTTAACTTGGGATATTGCACGAAACATACAAGATGAACTTGCAATACAAGAACAAGCAAATGCAATAACAGAACGTGCAACTGGTTTAGGAAAAGTTGCAAGATTTGGCGGCATGTTTGTTGGAGCCGCACTTGATCCAATAAACTTTGTGCCTTTCACTTTTGGTGCTGGCAAAGCTGTAAGTTGGTTAGGTAGAGCAAGTCGTATAGGTGCTGCGAATGCAGTGATTGAAGGAACAACAATCACTCCACTTGCACTTGCCGCACAAGAAGCACGTGGTATTGAATTTGGTTTAGATGATGTTGCATTAAATTTAGGTTTTGCTTTTGGTGCTGGCTTTGGACTATCCTCAGTAGTGGATGGTGCACGTGGTGCATTTAGAGCCGCACGTAGTCAACAAGTAAAGGTTGATAAGGAAGTATTAGATGAAGTAAACAAAATTAAGAGTCCATTGGATGAAGGCACACAATCAACAGACATAGATTTAGTTGGTGCAAAAACAATTTTAGGTGCAAACAGAAGAACTGGCACAGCAGAAGCAACAGACACAAACTTACTCAAAAATACCAATATATCCAATCTCACCGAAACACCCATCATTGTGAGAACAGATGGTTTCGTCAGTAAAAATATAAAAGACAGAGGCACACGTTTATACAAAGAAGATAACTTTCTTGTTGTTGAAGGAAGTCGATTTGACATTGTAAAAATTGTCCCTACCCTACAAACAAGAATTGATAAAAATGTATTCCCACAAGTTTTGTTCAAGTTCACTGATACATTAGATGACGAAGTGATTGCATTTGAAAGACTAACACAAAGAACAAAGCTGTTAGAAAAACAAACTGGTAGAACTGCAAAACTTGATGACACACAAGTTGAAAGAACACGTGTAAAAATAGAAGAAGAAAGTTTTGACATTGAACTCGATGACACTGGCAAAGTTAAAAGTGTTTTTAACGTTAAAAATGGCAAACGTACAAATAAGCTCGCAAAAAAAGAGGCACAACAAACTATAAGAACACTTAGTGAAACTGTAGAATTAAAGAAAAAACAATTAAACACAGAATTACAAGATTCAAGTGTAAGGCAAATTGACAAACAACTTGTTGCAAACAGAGGTGGCAGACAATCAAGTGACGACTTGCTTAAGACAAAAGAAGCTTACAGAACAAAAAATATAATAGATGCTGCTGATGAAAGCAGAGGCACACAATACAATCAAAGTGCAAAACAGATTGATGAAATGATTGTTGCTGTTATGAGCCAGCCAGTCTTTAAAAAACGACAACTTGATGATTTAGGTATAACTTATAAAAAAGATACTGGCGAACTTATAATTAGAAATCCAAATGAAGCCGCCAAAGATTCACTAGGAAGAATACTTGTAGATTTAAAAAACAAACAGCAAGCATTAAAAAAAGAAAAACAAGCAGTTGAAGACTTACACACTTGTTTGCCAATAGGAAGTTAATATGAGCAAAAAATGTTTTGATGATTTTTCAAAAACTGTTGGCAGAATAGTAGAAGCTGACGAACAAGAAATTTTATTACAGAAAGTTAGAAATAATAAAGAACAATTAAAAAATGAAGGCAAAGATTTTGAAACACAAGATGGTGATGTTACCGCCTTACAAAAAGTTGTTGAAAAAGAATTTCAAATAAAAACAAAAAATGCAGTTGATACTACAATACGTAGATTAAGCACAGAAACACAGTTAAAAACTAGATTTGAAGAACTCGATGCTATTGCAAAAAAGATTGGTGACAGTGATAAAAAATTAACAAAACAACGTGCATACCAACGTGCTTTTATCAGCATGATTTATAACACAAATGATACTGCTGACATTCCATTAGAAAGTATTGAAAAAAGTTTATTTAAAAATTCGTTAGGAGAATTTTTAGCAAAAACACAAAAAGGTATTGGCGAAGAACCAATCAATTTTATTTCAAAACAAGAAAACTTTGATGACATGTTGACTGAATTTTTTACATTTTTCAAAAATCCCAACAACGTCAATTCAGTTACAAAAAACATAAAAGCATTTAAAATGGCAAAGGAATTTTTTGATGCAAAATATAAGATGTTTGAAAGAAGAAAACAAAATGGCGACAACAATATTTTGTTAGAACAAAACATAAGAGTTAGATGGGCACAAAACAAAATTAAAAAAACTAACAAAGATGAATTCATAAAAGAGATTGCAGAAGGATTAGACGAAGGTGTACACGGAGATTTACAAGCAAGGAGTCAAATTGCAACGAGAATATATGACAACTACACACAAAACAGTACACCAGATTGGCGAGCACAAGGTGATACAGATTTAAAAGGTTTGAACGATGCAGACACTGCAACGCCATTGGATGCAATGCCACAAGATAGAATTCCAAGTTTAACATTTAAAGATGGTGCAACTTTTAATGCTGTAAGCAGAAAATTCAGTGATGTAGACAGCAGAGTTTTGTTGATGAATTATTTTAATGAAACGTCACGTGAATTAAGTTTAATACAATTTTTTGGTGCTGATTACAGAAACGGAGTTAGGCGTTTTATAGATGAATTAGAACAAAATCAGAAATATGATAATGCATTTAGAAGCAAAGGCAAATTAGGTGAAGTTGATGCTGTAAAAAGATTTTTAGATAGAAAAGTAAATCCAATAATTGCTGAAACATCAAAACTTGCAAGTGGTTTCACAACGTTGAGAAATTTTGAAGCCGCCGCAAAACTGGGTGGAGCATTTATAACTGCATTGATGGACACGCCAGTAATGATTATTGCCGGCAGAAAATTATTTGGATTGCCAATGACTGATTTGCTGTCATCAGTTTTTAGATATGGCAAAAGTGGAGCTCCGTCAGACATGAATGATTATGCACGTTACATGTTAGAAGGCTGTGAAAGTTATTTGGGTGCATTACAAGAACGTTTCAACGTATCAGACAGTTTAACAAACTTTGGAAAGGCTGAAGGTGTAAGTGTTAGAACTGCACACGCCGTATTCAAATTCAGTGGTTTGAATTGGTGGACAGAAGGACGTAAAGCAATGGCGGCTGGCATATACGGACAAGAACTTGGTAGACTAATAAAAAACAAAGTACCATTTGAAGAACTCAACCCACAGTTTAGACAACAATTAGAAAAATTTGGAATAACTGGCAAAAGAAAAAGTGGTGAGGCTGAATGGCGAAAACTTCTACGTGAACAACCGTTAGATGAAAAAGGCAGAATTGATTTATATGCAATACGTGAAGATAGTTTTGAATTTTCTTATGGCAAAAGTTCAGTAAGACAAAAAGTTGCAAGTGCAATGAATGATGCAGTTGATACTATGGTAATGACGCCATCACAGTTTGATGTTGACTCTGCTGCTTTGTTCAATGATCCACTTGGTGTTGGCGGACAAGTTATAAAATCAATGACACAATTTAAAGCACATCCTATTTCATTGTTTAGAAAAGTTTATATGAGAAGTTACAAACAAGAAGGATTAGGCAGTACAGTTTCAACAGCCGCCGCACTTGCCGCAACATTAACGTTTATGGGTGGTTTAATTTTACAACTAAAACAATTTTTGGCTGGTAAAGAAACTTACAAACCAAACAATGAATTTTTTGTACAAGCAATTAGACAAGGCGGTGCACTAGGTATTGTGCAAGATATGTTTATGTTGTTTGGTGGTGAAAATGTTATACGTGCTGTGACTGGCGGTAGAACAAAATATCAATCACAAACTAGAATTTCAAATGACTTGCTTGGTGTTTTGTTCAGTGATTTTTTAAAAGTTTCAAGTGTGGTAACAGAAGTTCCAATACAAGCTTCTAAATATTTTTACAATGAAGATTACAATTTTGATCGATTGATGAGAAACAGTACAAAAACAATTTTAGACTTAGTTCCAGCACAGTCACTTTGGTACACAAAAATGTTGTACAGAAAATATTTGCACGAATATACTGCACAACTCGTTGATCCATCTGGCTATAATAAACGACAAAGAAATTTACGTAAAAATGCTTTAAAGGATAAAGGCAAATCAAAATATAATAACTTTATATACGAAAACCTTCCGAATTTTTTACCCAATCAAAAATAAATATTATTATTAACAAAGGAATTCCTATATGACGGTTAGTGCATTCACCGATAGTGCAAATAGATTAACTTACAGTGCTGACAGTTCAACAGTTGCATTTACCTTCAATTTTGAAATTGCAGATGAAGATTCAATTGAAGTTTACGTAGACAATGTTTTAAAAACAAAAGCAGCAGATTATTCTGTTTCCTTCAACAGTGGCGAAAGTGGCACTGGTTCTATTGTTTTTACATCTGCACCATCTTCAAGTTCTACAATTATTTTAAAAAGAGACACAAATGTAGTTAGAGCAACTGATTTTCAAACAAGTGGTGCATTCGTAGCATCTGCTATCAACAGTGAATTAGACAGAATTACACAAGGGTTACAAGAAGCTGATGACAAAATACAAAACAGAGTTTTGAGAGTTGATCATTTTAGTGGTGCTCCAACAGATTTTACTATTCCTTCAACACGTGCAAATACATTTTTAAAATTTGACAGTGGCGGCGATGTTACTGTCACAGACAGTTTTGAAGGTTCAACTATTACAACGACTGGCAACGCAACAGTGGGCGGAAATCTATCGGTGGCTGGCAGTGTATCATTTTCATCATTATCAGTAAGTGGTAACGTGAGTGGTACACTGACAACTGCGGCTCAACCAAACATCACATCATTAGGCACATTATCAAGTTTAACTGTAGACAGCTTAACACTTAATGACAATCAAATAGCATCATCAACTGGCACAATAGCATTAGACGACAACGTAACTGTAAATGGCAACGTGACAGCAACTAATTTGGCTGGCACACTTACAACTGCGGCGCAGACGAACATCACAAGCATAGGCACACTATCAGCACTAACAGTAGACAACATTCAGCTTAATGGCAACACTATCGTATCTGACACTGGCACATTGGCGATTGATGACAACACAACTGTAAATGGCTCTCTAACGGCTACATCACTTGTTGGAACTTTAACAACTGCGGCACAAACAAATATAACAAGTTTAGGCACTTTGACATCGTTACAAGTAGACGGCGTATCTATCAATGGCAACGATATTTCAGCAACACGGACAAATGACAATCTGACATTGACACCGAGTGGCACTGGTGAAGTGGTTGTGAACGGCAACATCAGTGCTACTAACATTGCTGGTACTTTGACAACTGCCGCACAACCCAACATCACAAGTTTGGGAACGTTGACAAGTTTACAAACAGACAACATCAACA